CCCCTGGGCGTGGACGATGTCTATGAGAGACAGGCCAGGCCGACACAACATAGTATACTTAATGAGGCTGTCGACTCATATAATGTTAGTGTCGATGATCATGTGAAGTGTTTTCAGAAAGCTGAGTGTTATACGGAAATAAAGGATCCGAGGAACATATCTACCGTACCTCCCGTTAACAAGCTAAATTACTCCATGTTCATGTACGCATTTGTTGACCAAGTGCTGAAAGTTCAGTTCTGGTATGCTTTTTCCCGTACCCCACTAGAAATCGCGGAACGCGTAGTGGAGATCTGCCTCACCGCTCTATTCGTATATGGCACTGACTTATCCAGGATGGATGGTCGTGTCTCCAAGTATTTGCGATTCTTAGAGAGTTTGGTGATGATGAGGTGGATACACGAGGATTTTAAAGCAGACTTAGCTGAGCTCATGGCTTCCCAACATAATCAGCGTGCCGTTACGAGGTTCGGAGTTAAATTCGACACCTTATGGGCGCGATTATCAGGCTCTGCGGAGACCTCTGGGTTTAATTCTATGGATAATGCGTTTATGGCTTATAAAGGCAAGCGCATGACTCGCAGGAATGGCGAGTTTCTAACCCCGCAACAAGCATGGAATGAGCTTGGCATATACGGCGGTGATGATGGGCTAACTTCAGACATCGATCCAGACGCGTATGTTAAGGCTTGTGCTAGTGTAGGACAAAAGTTAGAGATCATGGAAACTCCTAGGGGTGGCACTACCGTTTCATTCTTGAGTAGGATTTATAGTCCTCAAGTGTGGTACGGCAGCCCTGACTCGATGTGTGACGTTCGTAGACAGCTCGCTAAACTACATGTGAGCCCGAGTTTACCTCCGAACGTAACGAGGTTTGAGAAGTTGCATGAAAAGCTTACTGGGTTCTGGTTGTCTGACAAGAACACCCCTGTTATTGGTGAGCTAGCCGACGTGGTAATAACGCGTTGGGGTAGGACCGGTCTTGTTCATGGCCTTGCGCATTATTATAGTGCATATGACCGTGACGTCCAATTTCCGAATGAGAATTTTGGAAACTGGATGGATGATAGGTTTGCAGAAGCTCTGCCAACATTCGACAGATTCATGTTTTCATCTTGGATCGGTGCGATTAGGGAGAGTTGGACTCTTGAGGATGATTTGGCTAAGGACTTGTTATTGCGTCCTCCACTTTGTACTCCCCCGGATAATGAACCAATTCGTGCTAAGAAACCTGTCGTCGTAAATGGTGAGGTCATAACTCCCACGGCGATCATGGTGGGGCAAGTCCCGGTTGAATTGTCGCCGGTTGAAAGCCCACCTGTCAGGTGTAGGCACATTGCCGAGGGAAGGTGTAAGTATGGTGATAAGTGTAATCACCTTGTCAAATCTCAGAAATGCCAGGGCGGACAGTGTAAGTTTGAACACGGTCAACCAAAGGAGCAGAAAACCGGTGGCGAGGCTAAACACCGTCGAAAGACTAGCCCCGCATCCAGTCGCGTGACCACCAGCGGCAAATCAAGTCCTCCAGGTAGCGGAGGCCCGGGCTCTGCCCGGCAATAGCTCCATTAGGAGCACTGGTGATTGCGGGGTGTAACTTGGGCACCCCGGTCGATTGATTTATCAATTTCAAATCTACAATTATCAGTTTTACAAATCGACAAGAGGATTTTAAAGACCTGTACCAACAACCGGACAAATGGGGAAAAGAAGCAACAAATCTGGCAAGAGTGCCAAACGTTCTGCCATGGGTGGTGGAAACGTACAACCTGTTCGTAAGACATCCAATCGACGTCGCCGCGGTGCCAAGAAGAGTGCGCCCATGGGTAATGTCGTTTCTACTTTGTCTGCAGCGGGGCGATCGTTCCTCAAATGTGCAACTAGTCCAGCTGATTTCGTTTCTGGTTCATTTATGGGAATACCGGATGAATCGGATGCAGCTGTTGTTACTCGTGAGTTTAAGCTGGCAGGTGGCCTGCAAGCATATACTTCCGGGTACGACGTGTACTATGTCCTATTGCCTATGCCAGGATACGCTTATTTCTGGGGCCAGCGAGCTGCTGGAAGCCTTGGAGCAATTACGCTCAACGGGGTCCCCTACGCAGGCGTCAACACATTGTTTCCGACCAACGCTGAATCAACAAACGTTACTTCCGCTCGAATTGCATCAAATGTTATTGAACTTGTCCCAACCGTCAACGAGATGACCTGGGGTGGATCCATCCAGACTTTCAAGGGTAAAGTCTCCATGAATTCCACATACGATGGTACCGCCCTAGGATCATATGCAGTGACGCTCAATTACATTGATGGCTTAGAGATTCTGAATAGTTCCGAGCCAAACGAGGTCTATCCGTTCAACAAAGGTGTGTATATGCCACCTTCAATACTGAACCTAGC